GTCTCCCGCCAGATAGAAGGGGACGTAGAGCCATTGTCCGCCCAGACGCGTGCCATATTTATAGGTACCCGTCTCTTCGTCGTAGAACAATCCCGTTTGCAGGTTGTCGGGGTTTTTCACGTCGGCCGAGTGTAGGGGCAAAATGCCACGTGTGCTCACCGTGGGTTGCACCACAAAGGGCATCACCGTCTCCGTGCGTGCCGGGCGTGTGGGCTGGGAGGGATCGTCCTGCGTCGGGTTGGCCGAGCGAGCGCTGTCTGTCGCCTCTGTCTGTCGCGAAGTGGTTCGGGCAGCGGTTGCGGCTGCCGTGCGTGTGGTCCGGTCTTTGCGCCCGACGGGACGCTGGGCGGTGACGGTCGCTGTCGGCGCGGCACCTTTGTGGGCCCCCTCACGCAGCGCAAGCACACTCAGCGCCACCGTCCCTAAAAGGACGATGGGCAACATTCGTCGGAAAAGAGCGGAAAAAGTCATCGGCACCGTTCGTTTGTCATTTGATTTCTTTCAAGCTGCGTTTGATGAGCTGTTGCAGCTCCAAGCCCGGTTCTGCTTTGAGCAGTGCGGCCACAACTTTGCGCACCGCTGCCGGTTGGAAGCCCAGGATGGTCAGTGCCGAAATGGCCTCTTCGGCCACTGCTTTGTCGGCCGCCGCAATACCTCCGCCGCCGGTGGGCGTGACGTCGAGCTGTCCGTCGCCCAAGAGCGCACTGATCTTATCGCGCAAGTCGAGCACGATGCGCGCTGCCGCTTTCGGCCCGATGCCTTTCACGCTTTTGAGCATCGCCGTCTGTTCGCTTTGGATCACCTCCGCCAATTCCGCCGGGGTGAAGGCCGAAAGCACCATGCGCGCCGTTTGCCCGCCGATGCCGTTCACCGAGGTCAGCGCCTCGAAGAGTGTGCGCTCTTGCTTCGACGAGAAACCATAGAGGTCGTGCGCATCTTCGCGAATCACCTCCTTCACATACACCTTGGCGCTTTCTTTTCCTTGCAGATTGGCGAATGTGTTGAGCGAGATGGTGAGCCCGTAGCCCACACCCGCGGCTTCGATCACCACCTCAGTGGGGGTGAGTTCGCCGATGATTCCTTTGATATATGCGATCATTGTCGATTGTCGTTTGGGATAAGTGGTGGCTTGTGCGCGTTGAGACGCAGCCTAAAATGCAGAGTTCTGACCTACAAAATTACAGAGTCTTCGCAATGCTTTGAATATCAGTCTTGCTGTGGAGTGCAAAAGATGTGGAGCAAAGAATTTGCAAAGGACTATTTCGCGGGTCACACTTTGGCGTTTGCGGTTATAAATGAGTTGTTGCGGTTATAAATGGGCTATATTGCGGTTATAAGTGGGAACAATCGTGCCGATGCCCGGGGAGAGCTCGAGCATATTGATAAGGGGGGCAATATGGTGTTTGCCAATCCTCCGCGGGCTTGCCCTGTTGGAGCTCGTGACGCACTTTCAGCACGGTGCTGAGGCTGTGGCACGTGTTTAGCGACCATGTTATCGAATAAGCTTTTGTATAGACGACCCTTTCGCGTCCCTTGTCCTTGGCGGGATAGCAATCGCCGGGGCGGATGAGCTCATCCTCCAACTCGTCGACGCTCGAAAAGCCGAGGCGATAACGAGGGATTTGCAAAGGTCTATTTCGCGAGTTGCACTTTGGCGTTCTTTACTTTATATAAGCCTAAGCAGTAGCCGGGGGAATCCTTTTCGTGGTCGAGACACGGCGAGAAGCATACTTCGCAGGTGCCTGCGGTGATGTAGTATTCCCCAAATTGCTCTAACTTTTCGGCCTCTTCGATGGGGAGTTGGCACACAACCGTCAAGTGGGCTTCATCGTAGCGGTCGAAGTAGTAAAAAGTCGCGAGGCCGTCGCTGGTTACATCCTCAAAGAAAAAGCGAATGCCTTTGCCGGCGAAGGGTTTGTCCACTTGTTTGACATTGAAATCGTAGATGCCCTTATATATAAGCTTCTCGGCCACGGGGTTGGTTTTATAGTTGGGGTGCGCGGCTCGGATGGAATCGAAGTTGTGGAGGATCGGTTGTTTGGCACGGAGTGCAATACTATCCGCAACGGCGGCCTCTTGCTTGTCTTGTTTTTGAAAATCTCCCATTGTTACGAGAATAATTATAGATATAAGGACGAGGCAAATGAGGAACGCGTAGAAGCAGCCGAAGCCGTCCGAACCTTTTTTCTGTGTCTCTTTCTTTTCTTCTTCCATGGTTGTTGTATGTTTGGGGGGTATTATTCTTCGCGGATGAGGCCTCGCACGATGGCGAGATGGTAGATAGAGGAGACGGGAACGTCGAAGGGCTCGTAATCGGGATTGTCGGAGACGCACAGAATGTGGTCGGGGAGTTCGGAGCGGCGTACGCGTTTGAGAACTACGCCCTGGTCGGTGTCGAGCACGTAGGCTTTGCCCCATTGGAAAAATGTGCCGGTGTCGTGGACTTCTCGGCAGGCTACGATGTCGCCGCTCAAATAGCGGGGGTACATGCTATCGCCTTTGACGCGGATAAGGAAAGTGCAGTCGCTGAACGCGGGGACGTAGTACCATTCTATGTCGTTGCGGTCGAGGTCGGCGCTGCCTTTGAGGAAGCCTGCCATCGCCGGCAGTGGAATGAGAGGAATGCCCTTGCCCGGTGGGGCGGGTATGAGTTGCGAGTGCTCGGTGCTTTTTTCTTCTTCGGGCGGCGCGTTGTCCGTGGTCAGCATTTCGCCCTCGCCGGTCAGAAGCCAAATGCGGCTCAAATCGGTATAATGAGATAGAAGTTTGTTCAACAATTTACTGGAGAGATCCCGCCCCTCTCCTCTTGATTTCCCGATAAGTCCTTTTGACAAGCCAAGAGCGAGCGTCACTTGATGATCATTTAGCCCCTTTTCTTTTAGGTACTTATCAAATCTGTCTATAGCCCGTTCCATAATTGAAAGTGTTAAAGTGGAATTTTCTTCTACCTTTTCCTTTGTCAGTGTAGAAAAAACTTCTACATTTGCAGTGTGTTCGGAGGTAATTACATTCCCCGAGCGGCTAAGATGCTGAAAAACAAGACAGCGCCGCCGCTTTCTGTTCTGCAAATGTATGTAACTATTTCGGATTTGCAAAGGATACGAGCACAGAAAACAACGAAGTAACAACAACAACGATGGACAACAAAGACCTAATAGTTCGATTCGCTGAGGATTGCTTCCGCTTTGAGGCGCTGCATCAAGAGATCGACGGCCTCCTCGCTGATGCAGACAGCGAGGTTCTCGCCTACGAGTACGAAGACTTGGCCAACCAAGCGGCGGAGATTGTTTTGAAGTTGAGCGCAAACGGCAACAACGTGGGCGAACACTCCTACCGCTACTACGTGGAGCGTTTGGAATACATCATCGACTATTTCCGCGCGCTGCTCGACTACGAAGAAACACCGCTTGCCGAGGACGAACCTAACGAGCTCGACGACGAACCCGCCGCGGAGGTTGGCTTTGAGGGTTTCCCCGCCGACTGTGCGTTTCCGCCCCCGCCGCCTTTTGTATTTAAAAAATGGGAGTTCAAGTCTACCCCGACCGCCAAGGACGAAGAGAACGCCGCGACCGATGAGGGCGCCGCCGTGGAGGAAGACGACAGCGAAGACGAGCAGTCCGACGAGGTCGACAACGAGAACGACGCCCAAGCCGCCGAAAGCGATGAGGCTGCAGACGACACCGCCGGGGGTACTCCCGTCTCGGAGGCGGACATTCTACTGCCTCCCTACGTAGGGGCAATAACAGGGAGAGCGTATAGCTGTTGGGAAAAACTCACCTCGAAGCAACGCGCCGAGGTGCGGGAAACGTTTGCCATGTGGGGCGAGATGAACGATATTACTGGGAGAAATAGCGGTGGTGATGATTATGCGGAAGCGGTCAAAGAATTAGATGGCGCTGAGTGGTGGTTCTTCCATGCCAAAAGCCTCCTTATAGATGGATTTCCCAAAAGCCTCGTTAGGAACGAGTCGAGCCTGCGCAAACGTATTAACAGAGCAATCGACGCCATCCCGGGCTTCCGAGAGTCCGAAAAATTCAAGAAACTCATCGAACTATATCCAACCTACAAAGAATGATTACAATGAAACAGCTACTCGACACCTTCGGCCAGTGGGGCTTCTTCGCTCTGCACACGGTTCTTCTCCTTCTCGCCGCCTTTTTGGTCGGCTTAGAAATTGAATGCCCCGTGATTCCTTGGATTGTGTGGAAAGCTGCGGGAGTTATCGGAATTTACTTGTGGGCTTTCATTGGGAAACGGGCACTTTTAGCCGAAATGTTCCCCACTTCTGTGGCTCGTTTTTTTGCCTACATGAAAGAACACGTGAACACCGAAGACGAATAACACACACGGCGCGCCGCCCAATTCTTTGCGTTGTTGGGTAATGGGTAGTTCCACCGGGCGGCGCACCCCTTTTTCTAACCTCAAAACAAATTCAAATTATGAGTACAATATACTTAGAATTGCCGGTGGACACCGACGAAGTCCTCGACAACGTGTGCCGCGCCGACGAAGAGGACTTCCTCCTCGATGCTCTCGAAAACTTTGAAAGCGATAACGTAACCGCCGCTTTACGCGAATTCTTCAGATCACAAAGGGAACGAGGCGCGGCGCTCCACGATTTCGTAGACGCTGAAAAGTTATGAGTGCAGACAATCGACAACCCGTATCTCCGTTTCGAATGAAAGAGCCCCACCGGTCATACCGATTTAATGAGGGTTCCGACACCTGGGATTTCAATGTCGCCCGTTGCAAGTTTTCCGAATGTCTTCCGGCAGTGGATAAAATAATGCGCGAGCTCGAAAGAATAGAAGCCACCACAAATCTCGCGATTGTAGAGCACGGAGATTTGTCCACGCTTGTTAGATGGGCTTTTGCGGCCATATCATATTCCGCGGATGGGGACGTGGTGGTACGCTTCGTAGCTGTCGTAGATTACCTCTGCTATGTAGCGGAGATTTACAAAAAGAGCGGGGTCGACGCTCTCGCTACTATAGACCCTAAGCCATACAAGATTATCGATAATGAGCTGATAGTCCCTATTACGACGCGCAGCACTACTCTTCGTTGATTGTTTTACAAATAGGCGTTCGTTTGGTACGACAGGCGGCGCGCCCCTTTTCATAGATGCTTTACCTTATTGATGATTGATAATAGTGTTTTCTGCATCCGTCGTGAGACGCCGTGCAGTATGGCGAGAACGGTTGCGGCTCTCTTGAGTGCTGCGGGGTTCGATTCCCCACTCGCCACGATTTTTTTTCATTGAATAGTTTAAGAATTGAGTTTACCGCGCCACGTTGTGACAACGCACGCGGACACGGCACGAAAGGAATGGCGAGGCTTTTTCTAATGTTTTTCCCTCGTCGCGGGGTTCGACTCCCCGCCGTGTCACAGTCCATATCAACCTCCGGCTGTTGCCCGCTCGTGAGAGTCGGAACAGCCACACGGCCGCGGAATGTGCGAGGCGTCGCATGTTCACCCGGACGGGGAGAGCGACGTATTAGATTTTGGTTTTTCACTCGTTCAAATCTCGCTCCCCCTTGGCGGTTCGATTCCGCCCGCGGCCTCTCAATAACGCGCAGCGTTCGGTCTTTTGCCGTCGCGGTTGGGGTTCTCTCCTGCTATGCTGCGCACAGTGTTCCATCTTCAAAACAAGTAAGACGATGAAAATTTACATTTCGGGCGCCATCACCGACCCGACCACCGGCAAGCCCCGCGAGAACTTTGCCGAAGCGTTTAACTCCGCCGCGGACTACCTCCGCTCTTTGGGTCACGAGCCCGTAAACCCCACCGACCCCGCGCTGCAATCGAAAGCGGGCGGCACGCAATGGGTGGACTACATTGCCCGCGACGTGAAGCTCGTATCGGAGTGCGACGGGATCTACTTCATTGCCGGTGCGAATGCTTCGGACGGCTCGCACATTGAGCGCATCGTGGCCGAGCACCTGCGCATTCCGAGCTATTTCCCCCATTTGCCGCCTCCCCCGGTGGAGAAAGCCGAGAAGCCGAAAGCAGCGGAGGCAAAGAAATAAGGTTTTGTAGTTCCATCATGTGAGACGTGTCGCTCTCTTCTCTCAAGGATGAGGCGACACACACGGCCGCGGAATGTGTGAGGCATCTGCACATTCGCCGGGTAAGGGCTGAGAGGCTTTGATTGATCAAAATAGCCATAATGTGAGTCTTCTGCTTTTTCTCTCCTCCCTTAGGCGGTTCGATTCCGCCCGCGGCCTCGAGATATTAAATTGTTAGGTTAGATCCCGCGCCACGTCGTGAGACGGCCCGCGGACACGGCACGAAAGGAAACGGCGAGGGTCTTTGCCAATTCATCCCTCCATCTGCTCGCCGCGGGGTTCGATTCCCCGCCGTGCCACTCAATAAGCAACGATATGAATGAGAAGATACCCAAAGAATGGCGCCCCGCCGATTCGGCATTTGAATGTAAAACGGGGCGCCGCCGCAACAGATTGACCCGCGACGATGTACGGCAACTCAAGCCGAACCGTCCGCGCAAGTTCATTCTCCCGAACCTCAAAGCACTACAGAGCGCCCGCGCGGCGGTGACGTACGTACGACTGGCCGAAGAATTGCCGGTGTACAGCAAAACGTGCATTTACGATTCAAGTATTACAGTGATTAAAATAACTCCACCCCGATGACGAAAACACGCCCCGAAGTCCCCCCGACCGCTCGCTTCAACGTATCGGATACGGCGCGCTTGCTTAAGATTTCAAGAACGTCGGTCTACCGATACAAGAAATTGGGGATGCTCAAACCCATGGCCAACGAATACTTTGGCCGTTTCGTTTTCACCGGTCAGAGCATCATGAGCTTTTGGACTAAATTCTACAAGTAAAAAACGGACATCATGCAAATAGAATTGGAAGCCGCCGAGTCTCTGCGCCGAGCATTAGAAACCGACGGCACGGCACAAGAAATCAAGTATGACTGCTTAGTGCTTGAAGACGAGATTTCGGCTCTCGTCAAACTGCCGGCAGAAGAAATGAAAAATCACCCCGGGCTGTGGCTGCTCGAAGACGACGACGAAACGGAGGAGGACGTAGAAGCCTACGTGCTGACAGAGGAAGACAAAGAACGGTTTCTCGACGAGCTGTGCGACCTCCTGTTACAAGCGGCGGAAGAACATAGTGCGCGGGTGCGCAGTGAAATGGAGTTGCAGCAGATTGCAGACGAGGAAAACGAAATGCGCCATCATTACGAAGTGTAGCGCTCAACAAGTAGACACATGAAAAGATACCTTATATCTGTAACAGAGAGGGTCGGTAGTAGCCCGGAAGCGATTGCGAAAGCCAAAGAGGTGTTTCCCCATCTTGAAATATCCCCCATGACCACAATAAGACAAGGGGCGATACAAGTTTGGGCGGAGACCGATGCCGAAGCATGTGAGAAAGCAAAGGAATATCTGCCTCGCACTTTAGAGAGTTCTGAATACTCCGCGGAGATTTTGGAAACTGTAGAAGCCTCCGAATTGTGGAAAAAGGGGCAGTGGATATGACCCCAACAGAATTTGCTCTCCTCCTTCACCACTATTCGGAAACGAACGCCATCGTCGGCCGTATCGCCATAAGGCAAAAGTGCTCGCCTCAGCACGTGCTCCACGATTTCACGTGCCGCGTTCACGAACGACTGCAGGCCATGGCCGCTAACTCGACCGATGAGGCTCACACATAAAAACAAAGACAATGGAATTACAAGGTAACATTTTAGAACTCCTCGACCCCGAAACGCGCACTTTCAAGTCGCCGAACACGGGCGAAGACGTGGAATACACGGCCCGCGTTCGGCTGCTCGACTGCTCTACGTACAACCGCTTCGGCGACCCGATTGAAAACATCGTGCCCATTACGTTCACGGGGCGCTATGCCGAGGGGTTGGAAGCTTTTCCGAAAGGCTCGGAGGTAAAAGTAACCGTAACCCCGAAAGGCTGGTGCGTCAACCGCGACGGCGAAAAGCGCTACGGCGTGACGATGCGCGGCTTTTACGTGTCGCTCGCCAATCCCATCGCACAACAGAACAACGCCCCGCGCTATTGACGCCCGGGACGACAACAAACAACGCGATGCAAGATCCCGAACACCAACTACAATGCGCGTGCGTTCGTTGGTTTCGCTACGCTCACGCCGACTTGAGCCCGCTGCTCTTCGCAGTGCCCAACGGCGGCCGACGCGACCACATCACCGGCGCGCGCCTCAAAGCTGAGGGCGTGGTGGCCGGCGTGGCTGATTTGCTTCTTCTCGTACCCTCACAGCAGCACCACGCGCTGTGCATTGAGATGAAGACCGCAAAGGGGCGGCAAAGCCCCGCACAAAAGGAGTGGCAACAACACGCCGAAACCCACGGCTATCGTTACGAAGTCGTTCGGGATTTCGACACGTTCGAGCGTGTTGTCAGCGAACACCTAAAGAATAACGAATGAATAGGTAACGCAAACCATGGGAAGAAAGAAAGCAACAAAAACCCTCTCTTCCTACTTTCCTCACGATTCCAACGCCCGCAACGATGAACGGCTGGTAAATGTGCGCATGAAGCACGGCCCCGCGGGTTATGGCGTTTACTTTATGCTCGTAGAGCGCCTCCGAGAAGATCCGGAATATATGAGTGTCGTTGATTATAATCTTATAGCTTTCGACCTTCGTATCGATGCTTCTCTCGCAAAGTCAATAATTAGGGACTTTGGGTTATTTGCCTTCACCGTCGACCCTGAGCGCGGTGAGTGTTTCTACTCCGAAAGCCTGCGACAGCGAATGGCGCGAAAAGACGAAATAACGGCGAAGCGAAAAGCAGCGTCCGCCCTCGGTGTATCCGTCCGCCAAGAAAACCGCGAAAAGACCAAAACCACCGAAACAAGCAACCAAATGGTAGCAGAAACGCAACCAAATGGTGCACCAAATGGTAGCGAAAAACGTACCAAAGGAAAGGAAAGTAAAGTAAAAGAGAATAGTACTTCTTCTCCTTACGTCGAAGAAGCACACGCGGCCAAGCCGCTCCGTAATGCCGATGCGGGGGATGAGGCTGCAAGCGTTGCCCCCTCCGCGGGGGGCGGTTCGAAAGATAAAAGCGATTTCGATTTGGCGGCCTTTGCCCGCTATTTCAACGAAACGATGGCCGCGCACGGCGCACAGATTCCGCAAGTGCGCAGCATCCCGCCCAACAGCAAGCGCGCTGCGTTTGTCCGCGCACGGCTGAAAGAACACGGCAAAGAAGCACTCGCCAAAGTGGTTCAGAACGCCGCAAAGCTTAGTTTCTACAACGGCGGCGGCGCTCGTGGGTGGGTAGCCGATTTCGATTGGTTGTTTCGTCCGTCGAACTTCCTGCGCGTCTTAGAAGACACGAGAGCAAACGCCGTCCCGAAATCTACAAACCTCATAACAACCTCACAACATGGCACAACCGCAAAATCTGTCGACGATAATAGGGAACGGCAACGCCAACGTGGCGAATATTTCGACGACGTACTCAACCGACTTACCTACGGCAACGACTAAAGCGCGCGAATACATCACGGAAAAATACCCCTCCTACGTTCAGACGCTGTTCGCAGCGCGGCCGTTGCAATGCTATATGGGAAACGCTCCGACATTAATGCGAGTAGGCCGCGAATGTGGCGACAAGTTTGCCGTGGCGTGGCTCTGCAAACAGATTCACGAGTATGTAAAGACGCTTTCGACGGCCGACCAATTCACCGCGCCCGACATTCAAAACCTCGCACTCGTGATTTATTCGGCTTACCCTTCGCTGAACCTCGAAGAAGTAATGCTCTTTTTCTCTCGCCTTGCCGCAGGCATTTACGGCATAGTGGGATACAGCAACGCGCGCGGCGAGAACATCACAGCAAGGATTCGCCAATTCCTCGAAGACCGCCGCCGAGAGATAGAGCGATACGAAAGGGAGCGCGAACGAATGGAGCGCGCCGCGGAAGAGGAACACCGCCGCAAACACGCCATCAGCCATCAAGAGTATAAACGAATGCTTGCCGCGTTCGCCGCCGAGCGCTTCGGGGGCGATGAGGACAAAGCGCAGGAATACATCGCCACACACCCCACGGAGTTTCAAAGAAACAAAACAGCAAAATGACACGGGCAGCAAATGAATAGATCTTACCAAATCAAGCGGGAAGTATTAGCCGAAAAGGAAGAGCAGGAGCGCGCCATGCGTGCACAGATCCGCGCCCTTCGTTTCAAAGTGAAAGACCTTGCAAAGACCATCAGCGCAACATTGGCGTCCGACCCCGTGTGGTGTGCGCTCCCAAAGTACGAACGAGATTGCGTACTCGGCCTTATGGTAGGCCTTTTCCGTCAGAACCTCAATTAAAACAAGAAACAGCATGAGCAAACGAAACAACAGAAAGAAAGACAAACGAGAGATCACGCAGGAGCATTTACACGCGATGACCAAAGAGTGGTGCGCAGACAATGAAGATGGGCGCGCTGTGGTGTTCTTCTCGTTATCAGAGAATGGGACAGTCTCGGCAAATGTACTTGGCATGCGCTGCAATTTGAATAAACTCCTTATTGAAGAAGCTCTTCCTGCTCTTCGGCAACTATATGGAGTTCCTCCGATGCCGACAGTAGAGCAACCACGCCCCTCGCTGTGGCAACGCATTCTCGCTTGGTTCTTTCCGTTCAACATCAAAAAGTAAAACAACTATACAAACAATTCAAATTATGCTTAGCACAGAAGAAAAAGAACTCGTAAAAGCTTTGTATGAAAGTGGACAATCGGCCGAAGACATCGCCGAAATCCATGATTTAGATGAAATCGAAGTCCTGGATTTTATTGATGAATTAGAACAAAGTCAGCAATAACCCGTAGGAAAGACCAAGATGCAAGTAATCAAATTCCGCGGCCGTTCCATCGCCGACGGCTCAATCGTTTACGGCGGCGTGTTGCAGTACGCCACCGCCTCCTACATCGTTCAACCCGACACGCGCCACGCCGACGCATCACCGCGCTGCATTGAAGTGTACCCCGATTCGGTGGCGCAATACACCAATCAGAAAGCAGTGGATGGGCGTGAGATATACGCCGGCGACGAGATTGAATACTTCGAAGACAAGTTAGGGGAATTCTTCCAAGGCATTGTTTATTTCGACGAAGACGTAGCAGGGTTCCAAATAAAGAACTCGCTGCTAGATGAAATATACGACTTTGACCGTCCGTACAAATACATCCTAATTACCCAAGCACTTCAATAATGACAGCAACAGAATACGAGCAACAAGCCCATCGCACCATTGCCGGCCACGCGGCAGAGAACATCACATACCTCGGCTTTGGCCTGATGGCTGAGGCGGGTGAAGTAGCGGACAAGATAGCAAAGGCCGTGCGCCGCGTCGGCATCAAAATCAACAACAACGAGATTATCTTTGTCCGTGAGGATAGTTTCCAATTCACGGACAACATCGTGGACGAACTTGGCGACGTGCTTTGGTTCGTTGCAATGATGGCGCGCCGCCTCGGCTTCAGCCTTGAAGAAGTGATGCGCCGCAATCTCGACAAACTCGCCGACCGCCAAGCGCGCGGCGTCATTGTCGGTGACGGCGACAAGCGATAGGAACGCAGTTACATAGTAGTTACATAGAGAACCCGCGAGAACGCGGCCAAGTCGTGCGCTCGTGGGCTCTCACAGTTACATCCCGATTACATGAGCAAGACAATGTTCTCCAATCACCGCGCAGACTATCGCGCCATGATCAACTCCGCCCGATGGGTGGAACTCCGCGCACAGGTGTTGAGCATCCGCCCCTTGTGTGCGCGCTGCATGCACGAGGGGCGCGAAACGCTTGCCACTGAAGTGCACCACATCTCGCCCGTGGAAGACGGCGCGACAGCCGAAGACCGCCGCCGCCTGATGTTCGACGCAACGAACTTGCAGCCATTGTGCCACTCCTGCCACGTGGCTACGCATGTAGAGTTGGGGCGCGGTGGGAAGAGGGGCACCGTTCGCCGTGTTGAGGCCGAACGCAAAGCCATCGACCGTCTCTTCACCGGCGAAGACGATGGCACGCGCATCCAACGCCCCGCAACGTGCGTTAAAAAAACAAACAGAGACAAACCCGATATCCCCCGGGGGGTGTTTTAAAAAGGGGGTGGGGGTGCTTCTAAACCCCACACACTCTCTTTTCTCTGCGTCCGACGATTTTTGGAATAGGTGGATTTTAACAAAACAACACTAAACACAAAAAGATCACCCACTCCAAAATCTCGACTAAATGGACAATGAAAGCCACGAAGGCCAAGTTTTAATCTCCGCTTCCGAGTTGGCAGAACTGCGCGCCATCGCCAAAAAATACGGGCGATTTATGCGCGAGAAGAAGAAAACCGTGGAGGAACATGCCGCCACGGTACAGCGCGCTGTGAAATCGAAGGGCGCGGACTCGGCTGCTCTCGAGATGGAAATTTACTCTCTCGCTTCGGCGCGCCGAACGCTCGACCTGGCCAATGCTGAAATAGCTAATCTCAAAGCCACCACCGTCAGCGAAAAAACACAACAAGGCGAGAAGCTCGTTTCGCACCCCGTGTTTCGGGTGCAGCGCGACGCGTTGGCCGCCGTCACCCGCCACATGAAAGCGCTTGGACTGACCGCCCAAGACCTGACCGCCGCCGATGAAGGCAGCCCCCTCGAGAACCTGACGGAAAAGGTGCTCAAAGCCACACAAAAAGCCGCTAAACTATGAAAGACGCTCAACTCGGTGCGCTCGACACCGTGCGATGCGCCAATTTTCTGAACAACGATTTGCCCGATGGGTGTGCCGACCTCATCGTGGCCGACCCTCCGTATTTTGAAGTCAAAGGCGATTTCGATTTTCAGTGGCCGACGTTCGACGCCTATTTGTCCGATGTAGAACGATGGGCGGCGGAGTGTGCGCGTCTGCTTGCCCCCACCGGTAATTTAATCTGGTGGGGATCGGCGGCGCGCATCGCCTATTCGCAAATTATCCTTGATCGGCATTTTCGTCTCCTCGCTAATTGTGCGTGGTACAAGAAGGACGGCGTGCACATTAAACAGTCCCCCAAAAGTCTGCGCACCTTTCGCAATGGTGCTGAACGCTTCTTGCATTACGAAAGTCAAGCCGCACCGCAAGACTCGTTCACTCAACCCAATGCTTCCTATTTCTACGAACCATTTGAGCCGCTTCGTTTGTGGCTGCGTCGTGAAATCGACTCGCTCGGTGGGGCGCAGTGTGTTGCGGCGGCGCTGCACATCAGCGACCGCGCCGTTTGCCATTGGACGTGCCGAAGTCAATGGACGTTCCCGAACGCCGCACGTGTGAACCAACTGCTTGAATTGTATGCCCGTCCCTACAGAACTGAAAAAGCTGCGGAGTTTGAGCGAAAACGTGTGGAGTTTGAGGAGAAAGCGCACGAGTATTTAGAAAAAGAGCGGGAGGATCACGATTTGCGCCGCCGCCCCTTTTTCGGCGAACTCTACAACTTCCGCGACATCATCACGGCATCCCAAGAAACCCACATCACAAAGCTCTACGATTTTCCAACGAAGAAGCCGCCCACGCTGACGCGGCAACTCATCGAAACCTGCAGCCGCCCCGGCGCGTTGGTGGTCGTCCCCTTTGCCGGCAGCGGCACAGAGTGCGAAGCCGCCAAGGTTAGCGGCCGCCACTTCATCGGTTTCGACACCGACCCGCGTGCCGCCGCCATGGCACAAGCGCGCGCCGATGCCGCAAATTATGAACCTACTTTGCCATTATGACGGAAGAATACAAAGACAGACTCCGCGAGGCGAAAGTAGAAGTGACTCGTTTGCTCGACGCTGTAGACCTCGCGGCCTACAATTTGGCAGACACCGACGCGCGCCTTGAGGCCTACTGCGCCGAAGTGATCAACAACCCGGACGGGCACAACGTGTTCGAGCAGTTGGGGGTGAAACACTTCTTGAAGATGGTCGACAAGTACGGGCTCTGCAAAGTCGCGGTGCTGCAATTCTTCACGCTCTACGAAGAATTGCACTTCCCCGGCATCGCGGGGTTGCAGAAATACAAGCTCACGCCGGTGCAAGCTTTCCAATACGCCTCGATTTATGGATTTTGGGAAGGCACGCGCCGCGTGGTGCGCACGGCGTTGCTCTTCGTTCCGCGTAAATTCAGCAAGACCACGAGCAGCGCTGCCATATCGGTCCACGATGTATTGTTTGGCGATGCCAACGCGGAGAGCTACATCTGCGCCAACAGTGCCGACCAAGCAAAGAAGTGTTTCAAGGTGGTGCGCCAATGCTTCCTCAAACTCGACCCGAAGTCGCGTTACTATTTGGCCAACGAAACCGAAATCAAGAGCCGCCGCCCCAACCGCCCGGCCTTTGCGCAATGCTTGACGGCCAACGCCAACACGAAAGACGGACTCAACGCGTCGACCATCATCGTCGACGAGTTCTCTCAAGCGCGCGATGCCGAACTTTTCTACACCCTCACCTCGTCGATGGGGGCACGGCACAACCCGCTCACCGTGATTATCACGACCGCCTCGCCCCTTGTCGATGCGCCGTGCTACGAGATGGTGCAAGGTTGTTGCCGTATGCTGTTGGGCGACTTCGAAGACGACAGCACCTTTGCCCACATTTTTATGCCCGATGTCGACGACGACGAAGGCAGCGAGGACACGTGGCGAAAGGTGCACCCCCACATGGGCGTAACGGTGTCGATGGACTTCTACCGCGACGAGTGGGCGAAGGCTTTGCGCAACGGCGCGGAGGCGCTGCTGACCTTTCGCACCAAGCAGCTCAACATCTACGCCGAAGACGAGACGCGTCCGTGGATTAGCGCCACGCTCGCCCGCAAGATGATGCGCCCGCTCGACTTGAGCGTGTTCACACAGCGACCGACGGCGATGGTGGCCATCGACTTGTCGGAGAGTGACGACTTTTCGGCCGTGACGACTTGCATTCACAACGCGGCCGACCGCACGATGCACTTCCACACGGATTATTTTTTTCCCCGCGGCGCTCTGCCGGGACACCCCAACGAGGAGATGTACCGCAAGTGGGCGGCCGATGGGCATTTGCACCTAACGGACGGCGAAGTGATCGACTACCGCGCTATTGTGGCTCACGTCGTCAGCATCGCCAAGCGCTTCAACGTCCTAAAAATCGGCTACGACGCGTGGAAGTCGCAGGAGGTGATCAACATGCTCGGAGCAGTCGGCGGCGCCGATGCGCTCAAACCGGTGGCGCAGACGTTCGGCAATTTCACCGCGCCGGTGGAGAGCTTCGAACACTGGGCGAAAGAAGGGCGCATCACCATCAACTCCAACCCGATCAACGCCTTTTGCTTCGGTAATGCCGTGCTGGCTTTCGACAACTTGGAAAACTGCAAGCCGGTCAAGCGCAAACAAACGCGCAAAATCGACGGTGTGATCACGATGCTCATGACGATGCGCCTATTTCTCGACGCGGAACAATAGACGGCCGCCAATTTCGGCACGAAAGACACACAAAATAAAATATAAAGTTTGGCGCACGGCGGTGCATCACGGCGCACGGCGGCACACATTGTTACACCTTGTTACAGTAGGGTTTTGGGGGCGTTTAACGCGCTCGCAAAACCCTATTGTCTACGCGCGCGAATCGGACTAATTTCGCTCTGTTGTTTTCATAAAATCCCACCTATTCACTCACTCTATTTTATGAGTTTTTTCGCAAGTGTCCGCAACCTGTTCCGAAGCGCTCCGCCGGCCAAAACGTCGGCGAGCCGTTCGGCGGGCACCGGGGGCGTACGTGGTTACGTCCTCGGTGTGAACACTTCGCCGATGTCCATTCCCACAGCGCACCGCTGCGTCGAAGTGATAGCGGGAATCGTGTCTTCGCTCCCCCTGCGGGTGGAGAGTGTGCGCGATGGCTTGTTTGTCTCCACACCGGGCGACCGCTTGTCCTATCTGCTCAACGTGCAACCGTGTCCCTCGATGTCGGCTGCCGACTTTTGGGGCGCGATCATTCGTCTGCTGCTGTTGGAGGGCAACGCCTACGTGGTACCCGTCTACAACTCATTGAACTATGAGGTCGAAAGGTTGGTGCTTTGCAACCGCGGCACGGTGAGCCACGACGCGCTCCGCAACGTCTACATGGTGAACGATATGGCAAACGGCCTTTCGGGCACCTACGAGGACAGTGAGATTTTGCACTTCAAGCACCTCACTCTTGACGGCAAAAAAGGCCTTTCGGTGATTTCCTATGCGAGAAACACGCTCGACATTGCCGGCAGCGCCGCGGCGGAAACGCTCACACGCTTTGTCGACGGCGGAAACGTCCGCGGCTTTTTGGCCAACGGCACAGCAGGCCGCCCGTTCGCTTTGGGCGAATATGATAGCGACGAACTTAAAAACGCCGCGCAGTCGATAGATGAACGCTTTTCGAACGGCGAGAAAATTGTGGAGTTGCCCGGGCAAGTCGATTTTCGACAAGTCACTATGACGTCGGCCGATATGCAGTTTCTCGAAACGCGCAAATTTACGGTTTTCGAGGTCTGTCGATTCTTCGGCGTGCCGCCCTCTTTTGTCTACAGCGACACGAGCAACAACTACAAGAGCGCAGAGAACGCCTACACCGATTTGATGAACCTCACGCTCAACCCGATTTTGCACAAGTTGGAGTGCGAGCTGCTGCGCAAACTCTATCCCGAGATGGCCGAGCGCCGCCGCATCATCTTCGACCGCCGCGAAATTTACGCTTGCGACCTCGAGAGCCGCGTCCGTTATCAAACGGCCACCATCGCCGCCGGGCTCTACACCGTCAACGAATGGCGCGCCGCCGAAAACAAGCCACCCGTCGAAGGCGGCGACACTCCTTTGGTTTCGGCCAACCTCCGAGACCTTTCGACAACCCCCGAAATGCTGAACGATGGAAAAGACACCCACACCCAAAAAGAGCCCCGAAACGCTGCGACGTGAATGCGTGGTGCGCGAGGGGGTGCACCTCCGAGAAGCCCCCGAGGGGCAAGAGAGCCGAACGATTGAAGGCTACGCCATTTTGTTCAATACGCCCTCCGCGGTGCTGTGGAGCGAAGACGACGGGAAAATCGAGGCGCGCGAAATCATCGCCCCCGAAGCCGTAACCCGTGAACTGCTCGACGCATCGGACATTAAGTTCACTTTGTTCCACGACCGGCAGCTCATTTTGGCGCGTTCCAAGGAGGGGCAGGGCACGTTGTCTTACGACATCGACACGCGCGGCGTGAAGTTCTCTTTTGAAGCGCCCCACACGGCCGACGGCGACAAGGCGGTCGAACTCGTGCGCCGCGGCGATCTGGCGGGATGTAGCTTCGCCTTTTCTACCTACTACTGGAAGAGTGACTACGTCGACCGCAACGTGGAAACCGAAGCGACGGGAAAACAGTTGATCACCTACACTGTTCGCCAAATTGTGGGGGTCTACGACATGACCCTCGCCGCCGACCCCGCCTATCCCGATACGAGCGTATCACTGCGCGAGCAGTTTGAGCCGGCACCCGCCCCGCCCGTGGACGACACCGCGGAGCAGGAACGAGAACGACAGCTCGAAGAGATGGCACAAGTACTGAAAAAGCACAAATACTAAACTCAATATACTATGACGTCAAAAAGAACTATCACCGCCCGCGGCATTGAGTTGCGCGAGCGCCGCCGCGAAATCTCCGCGAAGATTGGGGAGATGGCAAACAAACTCCGCGAAGAAAAACGCGCACGCAACGAAGCCGAAGAAACCGAGTACGGAGAATACGTGCGCGAATTGCAGCTCGTCGACATGGATCTGCGCGCGTTGGCCGTCGATTATAAACATCGGTCCGAAGATGTCCGCCGCGAAGTTACGGAAATGGTGCGCGAACAAGTTCGCAGCGGCAAATCGTTTGAAGTCACTTTTGCGCGTGACATGGTAATGGTGAGCGATGTGAACAACGGCGGCATCATTCCTTTGCTGGTTCAGGACGTTATGGGTCCTCTTTGCGAACGACTCATTTACGACAAGATCGGGATCCCCATTTCAACCGGCGTGCACGGGGAATTTGTTTGGCCGTTCCATAGTGAAGTAACCGTGACCATTGCCGATGAGGCCGTTGAGGTTCCCGGACAGAAAATCACGTTTACCAAGAAGACGGCACACCCGGAGCGTCTGGCGGCACTGTACGAGACGACGCGCGAAGCATTGATGCAATCGAACAACATCGTGGAGGACATTATTCGAAGCTATATTCCTGTTGCGATTGGCAAACGCATGGACGCGGTGCTGTTTAGCACTACAAAGGTGACGGGGGCGAAGGACTTCGTCGGCCCGTTCGTCGCGTTGAAGGCTTCGGCAAAACAAATCGGTCCCGACATCGATTTTAAGACGCTGAACCTGGCCAAAGCCGAACTGCTGGCGACCGGCGTCGAGGGTGAGGCGATGGCTTGGGTGATGACCAAGTCCATGCAGGCCATCCTCGAAGCCACACCCAAAGATCCCGGTTCCGGTATCATGATTTGCGAGGATGGCAAGATTGCCGGCCTCCCTGTTTATACTACGCAAGTCATTGGTAACGACTACATCGGCTTGGGGGACTGGAGTTATCAACCGCTCAACTTCTTCGGCGACGTTACGCTCATCGTAGACCCATACACCGGCGCTGCAGGCAACAAAATACGCTATGCTGTGAACACGGATGTTGCAACGGTCACGCTTATCCCCGAGGCTTTCAAACTCCTCAAAGTCAAGGACGCATAACCTCTTTCTTTTCTGTTTTCCATGCTTACCGATTTCGACCTATTTCGCAAACACTGTCGCGCCGATGATTTCGACGACGAGACGGAGCTCCTGCGCTTTCTTCTCGAGGCGGCGGAGGAGGCTGTCGTCAAGGCGACGAACCGCAGCGCGGCGGAGCTTGTCGAAATGGGCGGCGGTAAGTTCCCGCACATGCTGCGAATCGCTGTTTATTCGTTGGGCGCGCATTGGTACAATCAACGAGAAGGGGTGGCCGCCGTGCAAATGCACAGCGTGCCGGAGACGTTCGAAGCTTGTGTCAAACCTTTTAAACGCCTATGCAAGCCGGAAGAATGAGAACGCGGCTCGAACTCCTGCGACCGGTGCGCACCGTCGACGGTTACGGCGCAGAGAGTGTACACTACGAGCCGACCCGTGTGGCCTATGCCGAGCAAGTGCGCCACACCGCACGCCTACACAACGAGGTGGGCGAGCATTTCCCCGACCATTCCACCGAATACAACGTGCGCGATGGGCACGAGGTGGGCGAAAATTGGCGAGTGCGCGAACTGCAAGGCTTGCTCTACACCGTTACGGCGATCATCCCCAACAAGGCGCGCGGTTTTGTCACGCTGATTTGTGAACGAGTAAACGAATAACGACATGGAAGCAACAATGAACACCGACGGCCTGCGCGCCCTTTGGCACATGCTTTCCGAACGAGAACGTAAAAAGGCGCTCATCGGCGCAGCGCGTGCCACCGGCGCCGTAGTGCTTCGGGCGGCGCGGCGGGAGATGATGAAGACGAAAGTCGACAAAGCCGACAGACTGCGCACGAATGTTCGTTGCAATGTTTTCAAAGAGCGCGTCGGGTTCAAGGTCTGCGTGAGTGCAAACCCAAGATTTCGACGTTTCATGCACACCAATCGCCGCGGGGAACTCAAGCCGTTGGCCTATTGGTTCAACAGCGGAACAGAGAAGCGCCAAACCGGCCGCGGCGGAACCGGAAAACGCAAGCCGCACTCCACCGGCGCGCTGAGGCGATACGACTTCATTGCCAACGCGCGCACGAGCATTCCCGAAGCACAAGAGATTTTCAGCGCGAAAGTCTTCGAGTGGACGGCGCGCATCGCGGCTCGTCACTACAAATAATTTTTGACCAATGGCAAAACAGACTTCTCTCAGTGCTGGGCTCGTGGTTCGCAAACTCCTTTCGGAGAACGAAGACGTGCAAGCCATCACGCGGCTCGTGTTTCCCGTTGTTTCCGACTCGGCGCAGCTCCCCTACGTCGTGTATCGCCGCTCTGATTTAGAACCGGTTCCCAACTCGCACGGCTCGGCCGACACGTTGACGTTTGAGGTCGCCTGCTACGCGGCGTCCTACGCCGGCGCGGTGGAATTGGCCGAGGCGGTGCGCGCAGCTCTCGACGGAACGAGCGACAACCTGCTGCGTTCTTGTCGCATGACTTCAGCGGAGGAAATGTGGGACGCGGATGCCCATGTGCAGCTCCTCACGTTCACCGTTCGCCCCCGTTAACCAACACACAACACACACCTATCTAAACTACACACACATGGCACTACCTCAAGGCTATCTCAACGGTAACGACCTCCTCCTCTTTGTCGGAGGCAAGGCCGTAGGGCACTGCGCCTCGTATTCTGTCGACTACAAGAGCGAAACGAAGAACCGCGCCGTGAAACCCATTGCGTCGGCTCCTCCGGGCTCTGGCAAGTTCAAAGAAACAACCGTAACAGGACAATCCATTTCCATCAAGACCGAGCATTTTATCTATATCGGAGAAACTGAAGCCTCCCACAAGGATTTTTTGGCGGTTTGGAAGACGGGAGGGGCAGCCGATTTGAAAATAATGGCGCGCGGCTCCGAGGATATTCTTTTGGCGGGGTCGTTCATTATTGAGTCGATGAGCGAAACCACCGAGGCCGACCAAGACGTGAAGTCGTCCGTGTCGTTCATCAACAACGGCGCACCGACCACACTCGACGACACAAAACACCCCTAATTGATTATGGAAACAAAGAAATTCCCGAAGATTACAGTCGACGGCAAAGCCTATCCCACTCGCGCGTCGATGGGAGCGATGCTACGCTTCACGCGCGAAACCGGCAAAGAGTTGTCGGAGGCGCTCACGTTCACCGACCAAATCACCTATTTGTGGTGTTGCGTCGTTTCGGCCTGCAGCGCCGACGGCATCGAGTTTGGCATGGACTTGCTGACATTCGCCGACCATCTCGACGCAGAAGACGTGCAAGCGTGGTCGGAAGCCATCGAAAGCACGAACAGTGACGACGAAACAGACAGCGCCGGCGCTGCAAAAAAAAAGCATTAGCCTTTTCGGAGCTAATGGGCTACGCGTTGGGCGTGATGGGCATGAAGTTAGACGATTTCGTGCGCCTCACGCCCGACGAATTTATGGCGTGTATGAAGGCGCACACAGAGGCAAAAGAAGGCCGTTCGCGCGATGAGTGGGAAAGGATGAGGCTGCAAACCACGCTACTCATACAACCCCACGTCAGCAAGACCCTGACTCCCGAAAAACTCTTTGCGCTGCCATGGGACGAGCACCGCGAAGCCCAACCGCACCGCGAAACGCCCGAAGAATTAGAAGCGCGCAAAAAATATGCGCGTGAACTCGTTAGAGAAATCAACCGCAAAAACTCCCAAACAGATGGCCAAGGCTGATATACAAATTGTACTCCAAGCAGACGGCAAACCCATTGACGCGATCATCAAGAGCACCGAAGGTTTGCAGGAAGCCATGAAGAAGGCGCTCGAGGAATCGACGAAACTCAAACCCTCGCTCGTCAATGCCGCCGCCACGGCTTCGCTCTTCCAAACACTCAAGAGCGCCGTCGGCTCATTGCAAGGCGTCTTTTCGAGTTATACGCAGGCTTTCGAGGCGGCCGCCGTGGCCAACACGAAACTAAAAACCATCATGGAGCAGCGCATGAATGCGACTGCCGAAGATGTGAAGGGCGTGAAAGACGTGATTTCGGCGCAGAAGGAGCTCGGCGTGGTGAGTGGTTCGGTGCAGGTGGCGGGCGCTCAGCAAATCGGCACGTTCGCCACGCAGGCGTCGACGTTGCGCACACTCGTGCCGGCGATGAACAACCTCCTCGCACAGCAGAAGGGGGTGAACGCCACGCAGGAGGACGCGGTGGCCATCGGCAACCTTTTCGGCAAAGCGCTGACGGGACAAGCTTCGGCGCTGCGTCGTGTCGGCATCACGTTCTCCGCAGCCGAAGAAAAGATGCTCAAGCACGGCACCGAAAGCGAACGCGCCGCCCTCTTGGCTCGTATCGTCTCGAACAACGTGGGCGATATGAACAAGAACCTTGCAGCCACGCCCACCGGTCAAATGAAGCAGCTGCAAATGACCATCGGCGGCATTAAGGCGAAAATCGGCGAGGTGCTGGTCGGCTTCGGCCCCTATCTCGCCGCGGCTTCGCAAGTGTCAGTCATAACGGCCTCTTTTGGGCAACTCAAAACCGTGGTTGCCGGTGTGGGGGTGTCGTTTGCCAATTTTCTCGCCACGACAAAGGCCTCCATTTTGGCACTCTATGCCGAAGCCGGGGCGGCGGGGACGACGAGCACCGCGATGCGCGTACTCACTGCGGCCAAGTTGGCCGCCGTCAGCGCTGCCAAAAAACTATACGCGCTCATGGCTGCCAATGTTTGGGTGGTGGCTATAGCGGCCGTTGCGGCGCTTGCCTATGCGCTTTATAAGTTCTCCGCCGCCAACAGCGAAGCCGCGCGCCGACAAGCGGAAGCGAACGAAGCCGTTGGCGTGGCTGCTGCGGCCGCATCAAAGGAGGAGAGCAAATTAAATGCGCTTTTCTCCGCGCTGAACAAGGCGAAGCAAGGCACGGAGGCTTATGCACAGGCGAAAAACTCTATTATGGATCAGTATGGGGAGTATATTCGCCAAATCCAAAAAGAACACGGGGAAATAAAGGATCTTGCAAAGATGTACGACCTCCTCCGCGAAAAGGTTGTAGCGGCAGCGCGTGCGCGCGCCATGCAAGTCTACGTAGACAAGAAGATGGAGGGCACAGCGGAGACACGCGCGGAGTTAGTAAAACAACTTCGCGGAACATTGTCTACGGTCTTTCATGGTGGGAATATAAATAAGCAGCTGAATGAGGTTCTTAGGAATATTGACTCGGGGGCGGAATTTCGCGAGCATTATGTAAAGCAGTTCGATAAGGTAATAACGTCTGGAGCTCCGAACACAGTGGTGAGTCAGAGAATCTTCAATCCATTTAGAGATCTCGTACAAAAACTTCGATCGTTAAACGGGTACGAGAAACAAGTCCGCGCCGATGCCGACGCAGCTTTGGGGGTTAGCCCCCCGCCGAGCTCCGGCAACAAAAAAGAAAAAGCCCCTCAAAACAAAGCCTACTGGGAGAACCTGAAGAAAAGCGCGCAGGACGATTTGGATAACAAAGACATGTCCTCGGCAACAGGACGCAAAGAAGCTGCAGAGCTACGCAAAAAAATTGCGTACTACGACAAGCAACTGGAGTTCTTTTCAGCAAGTTCGCACGGTGGCGGAAAGGGTGGCGGAAAGAGCGGCGGCAGCAAGGGCGGACACAAGGTCGACCCCAAGAAAGAAGAAGAGGATCGGCAGAAAAACGCCGCTCTCGACGCTCACGCATTGACGCAGGCGCAGGACAAAGAGAAGGCAGCCGAAATCAAAGCCGCGCGCGAACGTTACGCGGTCTTGACTCAAGCCGAAATCGACATGAAGAAAGAAGGCGCAGAAAAGGAACGTGCACAAAATGCACTTTACTTCCAAAAAGAGCTTGACCAAATCGACGAGCAAAAGGCCGCCCTCCTCGAAGCCAAACGCGACCAAGCGGAGGCCGTGTGGAACGCTACCCACCGCAAAGAGCGCGACAAGGGCTTGCGGTTCGACCGCTCGACCGTCACCGTCGCCAATTTTTCGGCCGAAGAGGCTGCCTATTTCGACAAGCTGCGAGAATATGCACGCGCCCGTCGCGCTGCCAAGGACGATGCCACTGCCGAAAAATACAACATCGGCCGCCTCGAGGAGCTTCACACCGTGAAGGAACTAACGGCCGCCATTGAGAAACTAAACGCTGCCTCCGAAAAACAAAGCGGCGACGAGTTGTACCACACACAGCAGACCATCGCGGCTTACCAGCGCAAATTGGAGCTGATGAAAGACGGCGCGGATTGGCAAGCCAAGCTCCGAGAAGCAAAAGAAATCGGCCAACTCGGAGAACGCGAAATGAAAATCCGTATCCGCGGCATCGGCATCGAGGAACTCCAAAGCCGCATCGAAGCCATACAAAAGCGATTGGCCGACACCACAAGCCCCGTTTCTCCCGAACAGCGCCGCGACTTGATAGAGCTGGCAAATACTTACAAGAGCTGGCAAAAGAAGGCCGTCAGCTCCATTGGTATGGTACGCAGCGCGTGGGGCGGCGTGTCGAGCATTGGCAACACGGTGGAGAGCTTGAGCAACACACTGCGCGGCAACGCCTCGGCGTGGCAAAAACTTTCGGCGGTGCTCAACGCGGTGCTGCAGATGGAAGAGAATTTCAAGGCGCTGAACCAAGTAATGCGCATTTTCGGTTTGGTGAGCGCGGCGAACAAGACGATAAAAGAGGAAGAAACGACCGCCACCATCGTCAACGCACAGGCCGTGCAAACCGAAGCACAAACCACCATCGCGGCCGCCACGGCAAAGACCGCAGTCAACAAGGCCGAAGCCACCTCCAACGTGGCCGGAGCCGCAGCAAAGACGTTCAACGCGCACGCAGCAATTCCGTGGGTGGGTGTCGCGGCGGCCGCCGCGCTGACGGGCGTAATGATTGCCACCATGGCATCGCTCCCGAAGTTTGCAGAAGGCGGCATCGCCTATGGCCCCACGCTCGGACTCTTCGGCGAGTATGCCGGCGCGAGCCACAATCCCGAAGTCGTGGCACCGCTCGACCGCCTGCGTTCGCTCATCGCCCCACAAGAAAGCAGCGGCGGCGGTTCGGTGCGTTTCCGAATTGAAGGGCGCGATCTCGTGGGCATTCTCCAAAAAGTACACCGCCACAACGGCCGAAACTAAACAAGTATGGAAAAAATCATTACCCACCGCGGCGAGTTTTTGAGCCGTTCCGATGTGCTGCACCGTGTAGAGTTGTGGCGCATCGGCGGCGCGGCGGTCGCACAGCCCGAAGAATTGCGTTTCGAAGCCGACGAACCGCTCGTGATTGAGTGGAAGGAAACGGCAAAGCACGAGCCGATTTGCTCCTCGTCGGCCACCTTGCGGCTCGACAGCCCCGGCGACCGAACCTATACGCACTTGTACACCATCACCCCCGGCGCGGTGGGGATGGATGTCTACCGAAACGGCGCGCTTTATTGGACGGGGACGCTCGATGCCGAAGAGTACGAAGAGCCCTATCAAAGCGCAGAGCACTACACTGTTTCTCTAACCTTTGGAGATTTTGGCATTTGGCAGCGGCTCAAGTATTCCACGGCTTCACTGCGCGCCAACCGCAACGTGCAAACCATCGGCGAGCTGTTGGGCTTCGCCATTGAGCGCGCGGGGCTCGCTCTTTCGTTGGACGAAAGCCTCACGGCGGTCGCTTCTACGCACCCCGTCGGCGGTGGAGTGGCGAAGTGGCTGGGCTGTTCTCCTGAAAACTTCTTCGATGAAGACCGAAAGGCCGCCACGCTTAGCGAAGCGATTGAAAGTTTGTTGCAGCCGTTGGGGTTGCGCGTGGTGCAGCGCGTCGGCCGCTTGTGGCTCTACGATTTGCACGGTTTGCACAGCGCGCCAACCGCCCCACCGGTGGTGTGGAGTGCCGACAGTCAAACGCTAAGCGTCGACAGCGTGGCGAACAATGTGCGCCTCTCTTTTTCGCCCTACGCCTCGAACAAACTGCTCTCGAGCGATGAGTTGAAATTTCCCCGCCCGCTGCACAAGGTGTGGAGCGCACTGAACGTGGGGCGCGACTGGGGAATGTATAGAGATTGGCCGTATCCCGATACCTATTTGTTCTTCTCGGAGCAACGCTTTTACATCACCTCAGCAAACTATTTCGGGAAAGGTCGACAGGTGGGCGAATACAAGACATACGACCCGGCCTTTTTGCTTGGGCTCGCCGATAATCCCAACAAGCAGTACGGCAACAACGCCCGATTATGTCGTTTCTTACCGATAAGCGAAGGCGATGAGGCTACGGCCTATTGCGTGAAAGCGCCGCAAACGGTGACAGATAGGCCGCGATACGGCGCGGGGGTATTGCCCAAAGGCGATGCCGGCGCGATTTACACCACGCGGAGTATTTATCTCCCGAAGATCTCGAACCCTGCTTTGTATTGTTTGCGGCTTCGTGTGTCGGTTTTGGCTGACCGTGCTTTGTGTCCCATCGGCACGCCAATAGAAAAGTCAGCCGACAAGGCTGCGCGCGATGAAATGGACAAGTCGTTCGGGTGGGCGTTCCTTTCGGCGGAGGTAAAATGCTCGGACAGTTCGGGGCAAAACGTGTGGTATTTTGACAATAACCACACAATAATCAGAGAAAACCCCACAACAAACGAACTCGATGAGCGGACTGCAAACAATCGAGTAAAAAGAACGTGGCGGAATGAGCGAACTCGCTGCTTGTTGGCCTACTTCGACAAGTCCGACCCCTCCAAGCGTTCCGCGCTGGGCGGCTGGCGCACCAATCGCAACCACATCGGGCAACCCAACGACGCGACGGGGGGGCTTCACAATAACAATAAAACTCACCAATACGACCGCGAAAACAACCTGCCCGACGGCGAACTCATTCCGTACCCTGTTGACGGCGGGTGGGTGTCGGTTACGGTTTTCAACGAGTTGAGGGTGTACCCTTACAGCGCCTCTCCCACCGCAAGCGATCCACCACCCGCGGCGCTGCAATGGTTTGCCGTGAAAGCCCCCGACTTGGAAATCGTACGCTCGTGGGGTGATTGCGATGCGCCCGATGTTCCTGACGTGGAGTATCGTGCCACGCTGCACCCCGATGCGAAAGAAGAACTCGCCATCGAAACGAAATGCGGCACGCTCCCCCACGACGTGGAAGGCGAACCACTTTGCCGCGGGTTGTATCTCGACGCGTTGCGAAATTGTGCCATCGGCGACCGCGATATGATGCGCGCCGGTGTGACAGACCGCCCCGAACAACTCTTTATTAACTCGCTTTACTCACAATATGCCACACGGCACACCAAACTAAGCGGGGAGGCTTACATCTACGACGGCGCATTGGCGCCACGCACTGAAGCCAACCAAGGCACGGCGCGCTTCATCGTGGTCGAGGAACGCCAAGACCTCATCGAAGACTGCGGAGATGTGACCGTCGTCGAATTGACCCCCGACATTTATAAAGCCGTGGAATCCGAAGAAAACATATAACTATGGCAGACCAAAAGAAAACCTACACCGTGACCACCGCCACCACACCGGCACGCCCTCGCAGCAAGGCGCGCCGCGACGGCATGGGGCTGACCTCCGGCGGTGCATCGGCCATCATCGAAAGTGCCACCGCCGGCAATGCACAACGCGCTTCACACGCCAACACGGCCGACGAGGCCGCACACGCGTTGCGTGCCGATGAGGCTGCGCAAGCCGCTACGGCGAAGACAGCCGAACATGCGACCACCGCCGACCGTGCCACCGCTGCCACTCGTTCCGCTGAGGCCCCCCATGCCGAAACCGCGGCGCG